TCTTGGTATCGACAAATGCGCTCCATACGTTCTTATCTGTTCCTGCTTCCCTAAAGTTTGGTACAAGTGCTTTTCCTAGTGTCTGAACTGGTTTAGTATCCCTAAGTAAGTTTCCTGCCTTGAACAGCCCTGCTTTCTCTGCCCCTTTTTCAATAACGCTATCAGGGATGAGCGAAGCCCCCATAAACTTTATTCCACCGCGATCTATGGCTTCTTTTCCTAATAGTTCAGGGATAACCTTACCTAATCCCTTAGCAGCCGTCTTGCCACCTATTTTAGCCGCTGTTCCTGTTCCTAATGTTAAGTAGGTCGTAGGGTCCAAAAGTACATCCCCAGCAAAGCCAAGAGCAGAGCGTAATTTGCCCTGCTCCATGCCTGATTGTTCCAGTACATCCCTATAGGAAGTTTTGTCCTGTCCGCTTAACCCCTTGTATCCAGAACCAAGCACGCTCTTAAAGGAATCTTTTTTGTCGTCCGTAAGAGTTTTGGCTATGTTTGCCGATGCGTATTGACCGCGAGAAATTACGTCAAGTACGTCACCCAGAAACCCTGTGTCTTGTGGTGTATTAAGCTTTCTTTCGAGCCAATTGCGATCATCACCTTCGCCAGGAATCGGAAGTTTCTTGTCCCTCAATGTACCTGTTTTATTTATAACCTCTGTCCTCATGGATTTCTGAGCTTTTGAGAAGTCACTTTCTTTCAGGAGGGAATCGGGGTCATCTATCCAATTTGAAGCAGAATTAGCAGAATTACTTGAACCACGTAGCCATGATTTTTTTTGCGCGGGAGCATCCTGACGCAACCAACCCATTTAATATCCCTCTCCCTTCAGCAGGTTCCATCTTGCTCTTTCCTTCTCCTTGAGATGGTTCTCTATAAAATCTGTATCTAGTTTTCCCAATTCAGCAGCTCCATTTTTTATGAGGTTTTTGGTCAGCGCGTAGAGTTCCTCAAATTTTGTACCGCTATTAATCTCGTTATCTATCTCAGAAATAACTTCCATAGTTGCAGTTTTACTAGGTGTGTATCCGTAACCGCTTTTTTTGGATGAAGACGAACCGCTCGAACTCCTACTTCCACCACTCCCTCCTGAACTACCCGACTTTGCCAATGCGTCATACTTGTAAGCTATTTCAGCTGCTAACTTTTCTCGTTCCAACTTCAATTGTGCCTCATTAAATGCTTCCTCTGCCGTAAAGCCTTTCTCCTTAAATTGTTGCTCCCACACTAACGCTTCTTGATCTAGTGATAACTTTTTATCATTGAACGCTTGCGCAAGCTCTCTCAGTCTAACATCTTGATTGAGGCTATCCGTTTTATATGAGTTGTCGAACTGTTGTTGTGCAAGTAAATCAGCTCTATCCTGAGCATCTAAGAACGCCTTCAACGCCCCGCTAGCCTTCTCGCTCTCCAATTGATTTGTCAAGCTCAAAGTTCCATCATTGTACTGCTTTTCGCCTAACTGCAATTTCTCCGCAATATCATTAAGTGCCGCGACTCTCTGAGCATCAACATCACTCAATTGATTGCCTACGTCTGTCTCGAACTGATTCTGTGCGCCCGTAATGCCCGATATAGCATTTGAGCGATTGAGGTCAACACCCAATTGCTCTGAGCGATTGAATCCCGAGTTATAACGTCCTGTTGCCGCCATAAGCTCTTTTACTCCACGAGAAGTCTGTGCCGCATCTGCACTCGCCGCATTACGTTGCTGTTGGAATTCAGGCAATCGAGCATCTTTTACTGCATTAAGTTTGTTTGTGGCAGAGTTGTAATTATTCGTGACAGTGGATTTCTGAGAGTTGAGGGCTTGCGAATTGCTCTCCCATGCTTGGCGAAGTGCATCTTGTTTGGCTTTGGCCGCTTGTTCTGCGAGTGAGTTTTGGTATTTGGTAAGTGAGTTTTGGTATGAGGATTGAGAGGAGGATGAGCCACCGCCACCTCCGCTAGATCCATAGCCACCAGTACCTATTCGCTCCCCCTTATCATGGTATGGATTGCCTGCGGTCCCGACTTCTGCCACTTCTTTTGTTCCACTGACCTTTCCGTATTTATCATAAGTCTTAACCGTCGCCATAATTCACCGTCCTTTCGAACATAAGAAAAGAGAGGCATTTACCTCTCTTAGACTATCGGAACAATCTTATCTTGAAATCCATCAGCCACAAGTATTGAGTCCGCCGTATCCTTCAACGGTAAGTATTTTTGAATCTTAAAAACTGCCAAATAGTCCAATCTTCCCTCTTCGATTCCATTAGCTAAATATAAAGCCATGTTTTCCACTCCTTCTAATTCTTTTTAAGGATTCAATATTATGAAGTCAACTGCACCTTGAAGTATGGCGTATTTTTCCTTGAGTAATTCTAATTCTGTTTTTGGAGGTACAACGGGTGGCAAACTAGCTTCGTATTCCCTTTGCGCTATTTCTTCGGGAGTAAAGGGGGATTCTTTAATCTCTCCTGTTGCGCAATTAATAACCAACTTATCCATTACTTGCACCCCCATAGGACGAATCTACTACTTATACCGATATTCCCAGCACTTGCTTTTAGTGAAATTTTACTGATCTCAGCTAAGGTGTTTGTCCAAATTCCTCCTAATGTATATTTATATAAATTGCTTGCCTCAGTACCTCCCTCGGCGTACCATTCGGCAATTACGCGTTTTGTTTTTGAGGAGATAAAATTAGAAATTTCAATCATCCCAAACGAATGGGTATAACTACTATCGGGTAATGCTCTTTCTAAAAGTATTTTTGTAGCACCCACTACACCTAATGCAGCTGTATTTGCTCCAACGGCATAGAATTGTTGATACCTATAATTTGCAGCTACATCATCGTTGAATATTAACTCTAGACCCGCCACTATTGATGTATCCTTAACGGCATCAAGCATTAATCTGAGATTTTTATACCCACTTGGTATGCTGGAAAAATCAATCTGTGTCACTGCACTAGATAGCGTTTGTTCGGCTATTTTCACCCACGCCCCATCTGCTACGTCTTTCCACTCCGTAGCCGTTGCCCCTGCATTAACTACAAGTGCTTGTCCAGTTGTCCCTATTGCATCAGGAGCATGTTTGATATTATTCGATGAATGTGTAGTAACTCTCTCCTTAATCTGCCCCGCCTCATCCGACAACTTAACATCCGTCAATGACCCATCAGTTATCTGTCCTAATATCGCATTGACAATCGCCGTATAAAGCCAATTATCTTCGCTTGTTGAGTTCAGTAAATCAATCAGACTATTTGTGAAAACCCTGACTTCCTCCGATTGGGCATCTAATTTAGACCATACTTGAGAAGGGGATAAGACAGAGTTCAGGTCATATGGTTGCCCCACAAACTTATCTGTTATTTCCCCCATTTTGGGAAACGCCATTATTTCACCCTCTTCCTCATACTGTAGCTAATCATTGCCGCCAACATCGTCATGCCACGATTGAGCATGTTGTTGCGAATTTTAAACGAAAAATACTCCGCCTTCACCCCTATCTTCTCGCTCTGTGATTCTGGATAATCAGGAGCATCCGACCCTGCATTGAAGTACGCTGCATGGAAGTATCGAGCATCAAAACCCCCAACTTCCTGAACAATAGGTATCTCCTCTTCCCCTCCATCAGAGATAAGCGTTAAGGTATGCTCTGTGCCGAATCCTGCCTTAAACGTCAGGTTGATTCGCTCAAACTTCTTAATCCATTCCCTGCCACCTAAGAACATCAAAGGAGCTTGCCACCACGCGTCTATAGCTACGTTATCATCAGAGTACGGATTATTGTCTACAGGCTGTTGTTCCCCATAGAGCATACCGATTGCGTTGTCGCTCATATAAAGAACGTCAGAGCGCGTAATAAAGCCTCCTGCTTTGCCGTATAGCCCTGAATAGGGATACCAGCAAAATACATTGTTCGCTAAGTCTGAGTAGTCTAAATCGAGTACCCATACTTTGTCCTTAACATGGAGCAGATACTTATTGCGATACACTTCGGCATGAGCATTCCTCAAATCAGATTGAGTGTTGTCGAGCAAACCACTTGCTATGCCGTTACGCCCATTGATATTGCGACTTATCGTTTTGCAGTTCGCTTGCCCTTTGACTAAGCTAGGCCATGTCCATACTACACCCTTATCTGAGAGGGCTAGAAGGCCATTCTGAGCAGGGTGAACAGTTCTGGGTGCAATACATCCAAACTCATCATTAAGGCCGTATGTGGGGAAGCTAACGTCCCCTGATGAGCTAATATCAATCTCTGAATACCATTGGCTTGTCTCATCGCCAGGTTGCTTGTAAGTGATAAGGTATTCGTTCATCCTGCCCCATCCTGAGATTGCACGAGCATCACCACCTACGCCAAAATCGCCATCTTCAGGCCAATACGTTGGGTCATACACCGCACAGAATCGAATGAGGTTGGGATATTCAGGATGTCCACTTATCATCACTCTTGAGTCGTTTTTACCGCCATACTCAATCGCCATAGTACATTTAGTAATGACGGTTTCATCCATGAGAGCATCAGCTTCGAGTTGAATCTCTACATTATCTGTGCCAAGAATAGGAGCAGTAGAAAAGGTTGCCTTCCATGTTGTCCTGTTAAAAGTAAAACCACTACCCTCAACTATTTCTTCGCCATAGATATAGGCTTTGAAAAGATTAGTAGAGAGAGTGATTTTTGTTTTGCCGTCTTCTTCGTATTGGATACCACATTGATACTCGGTCGCCGTACCATTGGAAGAAAAGGATTCTCGCCAAAAGTCGGATAGATGATTGAAGTTCTCGTTTGGAGTTCCTTCTGTGCCATCAGGTTTTTTGCCCATCGCTACTACAGGAATATAGGCTAGGCTTTTTACCGTAGCGACAGGGTTTGTACCATCATAGTAGAGGAATTCTGTACCGGTCAGGAAATAGCACTTATCACCGACATCAAAGAATGTGACTAGGGCATCAGCAAAAGTCAGAACCGAACCTGTGCAGAGGTCTGCTTTTGTGTCTTCTATCTCATTGTAGGAGTATAGCTTGCCGCCATGGGCAATAAGAAAAATCGGCTCGTCTGAACCGATTCTGTAGTATTCATGTGTACCGCGGATTGGAGTATCGCCCCATGAGGTTTCATTGACACGAGAGAAGCCATTTCTTTTTGTCGGGACCGAACCCCCGTCATAGTTGCAGTTTTCCATAGATGGCGATTGGGAAGGTCTGATCTGATCGGGAGCGACAGCTATATTCATACCATCAGAAAAGCCATCGGAAAAATCATATACTTGAGTTGCTATTTAAACCACCGCCTTTACCATGAAAAGAGGTTCGAAAATGTTCCCGTCTGCGAAGATGCACTTGAAATAAGATTTAAGCGTTTCTCTGTGTACTGCTTCAGGTATCCGTCCCCTTTTCCTGTCTCTTCAGAGTTCTGAATTGTGCCGGCCACGTTGTAGGGTATGATTAACGCCGCATCATCCCTCAAATCAATCTCTAGTTCATCGTCAGTTGCCTCTACACCTGTGAATGTCAACAGATTGGGTTTGCGCCAGTAATGAATAAGGAATTCACATGGACCTTCTAGATTGTTCACGAAAAGTTCATTCTCAGGAGTCTTGATGAGATTGGTGTAGGGAAGGAATTGCCTTGCATCCCTTCTAATCTCCGCATAATTAAGGTCGAGGAAATCAGTAGGAGTCTCAATTCTACGCCATGGGGAATGGGAAGGAATCGAGTTCACATCAGGGAATGAATATGGATAGAGTACGAAATTCCTGAACAGATACAGATAATCGCCTGTAAACCTTAGTCTCACTGTATTTGTGGACAATGATGGAGATATGAGTCGCTTGTACTCTACAAAGGTAGTGACGGATGATTCTATGGTTATCGTTTCGAGAGGGGAGTAGTTTGTGCCATCGGAAGATTCCTCAATAACGATTGTTGCAGGACCCGTTGATTCGAGGGAAACAGATTTTGCATTACCTAGTACGATGGAGAAATCTATGGATGGAATATGCTGTCGAATTGAACTTGTATCGTCGTAAAGAGAGTTCTTGATGGGGTTATGAGGGATGAGGAGAGTTTTGGGGAGTTTTGCAGTTGTGGAGGCTAATTCCATGATGGATTCGTTGCAGACTTGTTGGATTTTGAAACCGTAGTCAGCGACTTTGATTGGGGCTAGGACATTTCCTCTTGAGGAGTAGTCATCTAAGAGCTTGAGGGTTGAACGCCTTATTTCTCCGTACTTAATTGCCATTGTAAACCTCCTTTCGGGTATAAAAAATAACCGCCCGAATGGACGGTTTGGGGAACTAGGACGTTTGTATCTTTAGCGAAGGTTTTATTTAATGAATAGTTGCAACCTCATACGACATTAAACATTGTTGCTGTTTTTTAAATTACTAATTATAAATATCTACCACATAGGTAGTATATCCCAATTTAATTTTAAATTAAAATCACTTCTGCTAGGGAAACGTCCAACATAATTTTTATTTTTTGCCCAAATGCACGCATCGGTCATGCCTTCTCTGTATATAATTTGTTCGGGTTGCATATATACTTCGTGAGTTGTTATAGTGAAAAACCTTTGCCAGGGTAATCCCTTTTTACTAAAAACATCGTTTAGATATGCTGTCATTGTCATCGGATACCCTAATCTACCTGCCCCTACAATAGCTTCGACATAAAATGGTCTTGATACAAATAGAATATTATTGGCAACATCTAAATAGCTACCATGCATCACCAACCTTGAACGTGTTATATCATCTAAATAATGACAATCTGCACCCCACGGTGGAATATATTCACTTGATCGATGCAGTGATGTTGAATACCATAGGCGGTCTCCAACTTCTTGCGTAGATATTGTTTCCATATCTATTTTATTACCTGAATAAAAATGAATTATGGTATTAAGTGTCCAACACTCCAAACCTGCAAATCTTTCAACTTGGTTTTTTACTATAAAGTAATCATCGGACATATTACGTGTTTTCGTTTCAGCCCAATATCTAGTCGGATAATCCCAACAATGAAAACTAAAATTAAGCCAATCGCTATTAGCTTGGAATTCTGATTTATGTACGTCTGTACATTGTGATAAATCAAAAGTAGAATTGTAATCCCTATAAAACAAAGATAGGTTAAAATGTGCATTATATGCATCATGCAACGTTTTATAATATTTCAATATAGGTTCATCGAAAATACTTAGATAGTTGCCCTCTGTTAATTCTTTAAGACACAAAATCGCATCATCAACAATTACGGAATATTGTCGCCTAGCTTTTAAATTTATCATTTTAGTCACCACCCTATATTAATAGGATATGCTTCAATACGTGCCCACAATGTTAATAAGTTGGTTTGGTCAACATCGGTATTGTTATAATATGTTAGATTATAAGGCATACCGGCGGTAGCGACTCCACTCATCAGTAATTGTGATATAAGGTTAGTATCACCAGTAGGTCGAACCGAAATCATAGGGGTTTCAAATTGATGGTTTCTGACATATATTGTACCGTTGAATGTTGCTTTGCCATAAATATCTTTCATGTAACTGTTACCTAATTCTATAGTATGTGTTCCAGTAGTTGCGCTTGTCGGAGCTGGTACTATTATGTTTAATCCTGTGATTCTCCACAATTCTCCAACTGGTGGAACTATAGAGATAGTATCAACCCCTGTGGTTGCGGGCACATTTAATGTTTTGTTATAATTTGGTAATTGAACTTTACATGATTGTGATACAGTTGATACATTAAATGCATCTTTTAACTCGTCATACGCTCTTGGAGCACTATCTACAATACCTAAAACTGCATTACCATTCGGGTCAATTTCGAATTTAATAGGATATTCAACACCGTTTATTTCGACCTTCGCTAAACTCCCAACAACCATAACAGGAGCTGACCCATCGCTATTATACTTTTGATAATTTCCTTGTTTGTCCCAATTTGTTCCCATGTTTAACCACTCCCTTTTTCGGTTGTTTTGGCTTTTCTGCTTTTTCTACGACTTTCTCGGGTTCAACAACTGTATTCTTCGCGATTGAATGCAGGGATTGAACTGATTCGTTAAGTTGTTTGAGTTCTGTGAGAATGGCGAATAGGAGTTTGTTTGTGTCGCCTACGAGATTTTCGGGTTTGATGTTGAACATAAATACCTCCAAAAGAGAAAGGGAGCGTTATGCCCCCTTAGCTTGATTTGATAACGCCAGATGCAATGAGAGTGGCTATGATAGCATCTACTTTGTCTGAGATAGCTTGGGATTCTGCCGCTACATAGGTTGCTGTGACCTCTTGGTCGAGTGGCTCGATGGTTGTGTTGTCTGTGAGTTGTTTGCCGCCTACGACGAGGGGGCCAGAGAAATGAGTGTTTGCCATGATGTTGCCTCCTTAAAATAAAAGCACCCCTATTGGAGTGCTTTTTGTTGTTCGTTGTATTCGGTTCTACTATATTTCGTCCATGCGTATCCTGCTGCCTTGCGACATTCGGCGTTGTGGTATTTAACCATACCTCGTTTCAGCCGACTAGGGGTTACGCTGAATTCAATACCGCAATGTTCGCAAATGAGAGGAATCCGTTTCTTCTTGCTATTGTTGAAACATTCCGTTGAGTGGAATTTTCCACGCCCTGAATTAATGCGTTCCTGCGTTGTGCTAAATTCAATTCCACATCCTTGACAGGTAACATTCAGATGTATTTCAGGCTTCTTCGGTATTCCTTTTTGCTTTTTTCCATGACAGGAAGGGCAAAGTATCTGAAGGTTATCAGGGTCATCGTTTCTGTTTTCCGTCTGACCACTTCCATCAATATGGTGTCCGGCTAGTCTTATTTCTGCGCCACATTCCGAACATCTATTACTATCACGCTCAAGGGCTACTGCTTTGTTTCCTGAAAACCTTGTTTTGTCATGATACTCCCGTTCAATTTGTTTATACAGTTCGGGATTCTTCTCTTTCTTGCGGCGATCATTTTCCTTTGAGCGTTCAGGGTTGTTTAGTCTCCATTGCTTCGCCCTAGACCTATAAACATCTCCTTTTTCAAGATAGATTTTCTTGGACGCACACTCAGGACTACAGCATACCTGCTTGTTTACGGTTGGCATGAACACCTTTTCGCAAATTGGACAAATTCGTTCAGTTAATATTCTTTTTTTCTTTTCCCATTTAGCTTTATCGCGGCATACATCTGAACAGTAAGTTTGGTCTTGCCTATGAGGTGGAATAAACACTTTTCCGCAGAATGGGCAAGTTTTGGGTGTTTTCTCTTTCGGAGGCTTGTCGGGAGGAATATAATCCTTCAAGTATTCTTTCCGCTTTTCGGAATCGTACTTATGCCTACATTCCTTCGAGCAAAACCTACCAAACCCTTCACCGTTATCATACTGTTTGCCGCAGATTGGACAATAGACCAACATAGCTCGACACTCCTTTATTATAAACTTTAACTAATTATATCAGTTTAAGTTTAGCGTGTCAAGCTATGTTGGTACTAATTTATGTCACTCATTATATCAGGCTGGAATACTGAATTGGAATGGGTGCCACGAAAATGCTCCAGCACTAAACCACATAAGTGAACCAATTTTCCACACTTGAGATTCCATATCCTTCCAACTATTTACCTCATATGAGTCACCGGATTCGAGTCTATTCACCAATTTTAGACTTTCTTTTGCTTGTTCCGAGTCAAGAACGCACCACGGTTGTCCTGTCTTGCCAGTTTGTTTGCGGAAATTTTTCCACACGACTAATTTCATTGAGCCATAGAAGATGTTGGGGTTATTATCGGCAGTATCCACCTTACCCATACCGCCGATAATCTCAATGGCTTTCTGGCGAAGGGCCGTAGGGACGACTAACGTATCTGGTTGGAGATTGGCATCTTTTCCATTTTCTTCCTTTGTGTCGAACATCTTTTGACACAAAGCTTCGAGATTGGCTTCGTTCAACTCTAGAGCCTCTAAGTTATCTTGAGTTGAACCGTAATTAGCGGATGTGTGGGCATTAGAAGCAATTGGTAATCCATTTGCGACATTCGTCCAATTCAAGTTAACCCCATTAATCGCATAGCTCGCTTGGTCGGCATTCGTAAAAATGCCAGCGCATGCATTCTCGCGAAGCCTTGCGGCTGCCAAGGCAAATTTACCTTGGTCAGTTTTCAGATTAACCAACTTGGCATTTGATAAAAGGAAACGATCGTACGCCATGCCACTTTGCCAAATTATGGGAGTCCACACTTTGGAATTTCCTTCCTTTTGCTGACCATATGTGAATTCTCCACCCCATTGAGTGAATTCCGGCGCGCCAACCATTTCGCTGATTGCCTCAGTAGGGTTGTCTGATTGAATCTCGTCAAACAAAAGGGGAATCATGGAATCCTTTATTGCATCAAGGTATTTATCTTGCCAATAGGCCATCAGTGGGTTCTCATATAAACCTACCATCTTTTGGAAATTACCACTATCTTGAATCATTACACCCATTCTAATACACCTCTATCTTTCTTAAATTAAGCTTGGCAAATGTTCTTACCAGCAATCATCTGTACTTTCAAATTTGTGGCATCCTTCTTCAAAATCCGTAAATGCCCACCGGTCACCGTAGCACTCGCCACATTAGCCCCATTCGCATCCAACACAGCCAATTTCAGCCCAGGTAAGAATGTAGCAGCAGCCGTCCCTGTGTAATCAGCCTCGATGATGTCCCCAGGCTTAACCAACTCCATCACAGCCAGAACATCCGTCCCAGCATCAGCCGCCTTAACGCAAACAGCCTCAACCGCCGCTGTTGCAGCCGCCTTGGTCCAGCGATTTGAAGCCAGGTAATAGCCACTTCCTACTACAGCCGCCTCTGAATCTGTCATGTAAATGTCCTCTACGAATTTGCCATGGTAGTTCCCAAGGATACTACCGATAATTTTTAACGCCATGGTTCACACTCTCCTTATTTCTTTAAATACTTAGCCTCTTTCTTCCGAGCCTCAGCCTCCGTATAACCCATAGCTTTCCAGACGCGCATCTTCTCGGCAGAGACTTCAACCTCTTTACCCTGTACCTGATTCCCACTCTTCTCTGTCCCCAAATGAGCCTTACTTCCGATATTCCGAATTGCCCCTTGCGCCCCTTCCTCCTTAGCTCTTTGGCGAATCTCAGCGCGATTAACAGCCTCATAAGCTTCTAAAAGGGTCATCCCTCTATACGCCTTCTCCTTAATAGCCTCAAAGTTCGGTAACGCTTGCATATCCGCTAATGTCTTTACCTTCAAATCCGGATACTCGTCTGCCAACTCCTTAATCTCAGCGTTAATTGCAGCTTGGCCCTGCTGCGCTTTTGCCGCCTTGATATCGGGATGATTCGCAACGAGTTCATTAATTAGGTCAGGGTCAACACCCTTTGCTTTGTACTCTTCTTTTTGCAGAGCAGCCTCAAATTCCTCAACTGTGTTAATCCCATGAGACTTGCCATACTGTGCGGCAACGTCAGCATCAGAGTAGACTCCATATTCCTTGCCGTATTTACGAGCAATCTCTTGGTCGCGTCTACGCTGTGTCTCTAGGTCTGCGGCTCGCCTTTCAGCCGCTTCAGCTTTACGCCTCATTTCAGCAAAGGCGGCATTTTGCTCAGGAGTTTGTCTTGTCTGAGTAGCGACCTCAGTACCACTTTGGGTTCCTTCTTGGATTCCCTCAGTTCCGGTTTCGCCTCCGGTTAACTCTCCTGCTTGTGTTCCTTCGGTTCCTGTGTCTGTGGAGGCGGCGGCCCCTCCGATTGCGCCATCTTCATCCATCATTGGACGTAGGGTTTTTAGATTGAAAATGTTAAACATGATTTTTTCTCCTTTTGCGTATCCGTTCGCCAACGTATTGCACCTATTTGGAAGGTGAACCCTGCCTCAAATTAGGCATAAGAAAAAGGCGACTGGTATTGCCGCCTTAGCTGGATGGATATTTACTTTCCGTTATTATTCGACTTCTTAGACCTTAGATCTCCCTGACCTTTCAGGATTTTTGTAGCAGGTTTACTGCGCTCTCCTGAAGTCCCGAACGTGAATGATGCCTTAACCGGCATTGCAGACTTTAGATTTTGTCCCATTATGTCTCACCTCCTTAACCTAAAGATGGGTAAAATAAAAGAGCCTTCTCAGCTCATCGGTTGACTTTATTTGATATGTGTTCCTTCGACCCCACGTTTTTCTCTGGCCATTGTTCGCTTTCTTAACCACATTAACGCCTCTTCAAGCTTCGTAATAGCAACTGCGTTATCCCTGCAAGCAAACTCTGTTTTCTGGAAGTGTTCAAGCCTGGTAATTACCATTGCAATTAAATCCTCGTTGCACACACCATTAACGCCGCATTCTTTAATAGGCCCCTCTTGAAAATGAACCTCACACAAAACAGGTTGTGGTTCACCCTTTGGATAATCTACGGCAGCAACTTCAAAATTATGAGGAGCATTGTACTTCATTAACTCCGGAGATTCGTGATACACCGCCGTATACTTGTTAGTTAATAAATCGTGTTTGAGTTCCACCTTATCCACCATACCTTTCTAAATTAGCCAAAATCATTTGGTCTACAATGTCACACTGAATATGACCGCATATCTCCTGCCTTGTGCCAAAATCAGCATTGAAATAACCTGTCATTACCTCTCCGCTCTTTAGTTTGAAGGAAACGACAATCGACTCAACCTTATTCTCCTTCGCAATATCGAATGTTTCAATTAGGAACTCATTAGGGCCTTGCGCACTTGATTGTGGGAAATGGAGTATTTTAGCCATTTGTTCCTTCCGCCTTATAAACGTGCATTATTCCACCGCCATTTTCTTTGCCTTCAAATAAATACACATGATAACCATTAATATCTGCATCATGACTACCGAATTCATTACCCGTGTACGAAGGGAAGGTTTTCATGAGCAAAACCAAGTTATCGACTTCAATAGATTGTAATTTTACTTCTTTCATTACTGTCCTCCTACAATCTGCTGTAATATAGCAATCTGTTCTTCCTGTGGTCTACTCAAAAACACTTCCAACTTATCAGGGTCCATCTTTAGCAACAACTCCTGTACAGGTTCTGGGAACTCCTGTAGAGCTTGTTCTATCTCAGGAGGTATATTTGCCTCACCTTGCGGTTGCTCGCCCTCCTGTGGCACCCTAGACTCTCCTACAGTACTTTGTGTCTCTCCCGTTGGTTGCATTTGCTCTAAATCCTGTGGTTGAAGTTGTATTCCTGCTTTTGCCGCTAATTGAATCTGTCCTGCAATTGGTAAGTCCCTAAATGAGATTGATTCAGCAGGTCCCTTTTGTTCTTCCTGCTTAGGAGCCTGTTGCATCTGTTTAACAATCTGCCCCATCTCGTCAATGACACCCTGTAGATCCGGTACACCAAGTTTGTTCAAGAGCTTCAAGAATGTCAGGTTCCCTGGGTTTGGCTCGAATCGTCCCTGTCCTGCTAAATTGCTCAATGTGTTGAACACTTCGCTTCTCGACTTCATAAATCCACTCTCAGCATTAATCTCAATGTCAAAGTCAGGATAAATGTAGTTGCCCGACATATCTTTGAGCATTGCCAACCTGTCGAACTTTCCATACTGTGCTTTTGGTTGCGGCATAGATGGGTCTGCGTTCGGGTCTTGAAGTGGTTCGCCTTTAATTCTGAATGGCCTAGCTTCATCTACAAAGGCTAAGGCAAAGTCTGCAATAGTTCTGTATATCCTTTTGTAAGCAGAAGCCTTATACGCTGTTTTAAGGGCTACCTTGAAGTTTGCTTGCTCTACATATACCTGAGCTTGCCTGCCACTCGTTACACCTTGGTCTCGAACGCCTAATGCTGAGTTTGTGGCCCCTGTTAATAACTGCATCCACTCTTTGAGTTGATTAATCCATGCTACTCCATCGATGTTGCTGTTCATGTCGATTTCTTTTGTCGATTGGTTCGGGTCCTTAACGTAAATCACACTAGAGATAGATGATTCAAGGGCAATCTTTACTTCTTGGCTGTCACAGAGAATCTTCTTATTTCCCTTTAAGTGCTGTTCCTCATGCTGATAAACCGCTTTTTTGATAGCCTCATTAATGTCGTGAATATCCTCCATAATAGAGATTCCCCAAAAGGACTTGTCCCTAGGAATAAATGGCTGATAAATTAAATCCCAGGACTTCGGAACGTAATAGTCAACTTCCTTACCTTCATACTCCTCTGTATTAGCAATCTCGCCTTCGATTCTCCGATGGAAGAATTTAGGTAAATGGCTAATTACTAAGTCGCCAGACCACCATAACTTACATATGTCGCCTTCTTCATCCCTGTACGATGTTTCTACGATGGTGTACTTGGCTAACCCCATTTCCCGATCTCCTGCGTCTTGATCGGAAACGGTTATTCGTTGCGAACCGGACATTTCATCATACTCATGAAATAGTTGAGCTTTATTCTCAAGCACTTCCTTTGTGATATGCGGCCATTTGCGAATGATGTAATTGGCTGTGCGATTGTTTGGATGATGATAATGCTCCATGTCGTCAATGCTAGTTGCCCCATGATTCGGGATGATGTCTTTTGGGTGTGGCATGGATATCTCTATTTCCCCGACATACCCTGCTTTTTTGACGTTGTTGTTCCAATGGATTTTGTGGAAGGCCCCACCGAACTTCATTACCCTACGTTCATTGTGGAGGTTAATTTCTTCAAGGGATGGTTGAGCAGAACGAACCACATACATGACGTAGTTTTTAAGGATTTCGACAGACTCTTCATCATCTTGAGCTATGGCCTTGAAGTCAGGGTCAGGAACATCGAGCGAAATCAAGCTCTCGACAATCATTCGAGGGAAATTAATAATCGTGCGTGGACTCCTGTTAGAATTGGTTAGCTCGTCCTCAACATTTTGGAAGTCCCTACCTGCATTGTATACGCTCTCCCAAGCATCGAACCTCTTATCCCATGGTGCTTTAGCTCGTTTATCTGCCTCAAACACAGGTTGCCATTGCTCGATAAGTTCGCGGTCTGCCTCTTCCTGCTCGGCATCGACTACCATTTCTTTCTTGCCCATGATTTTACCAACTGCCTTTCGAGCCTTAGTTAGTAGCGACATTGTTTCACCTCTCTTTAGACATAATAAAAAAACTTTTCAGCTCGTCCTCTAATTCCTTCTTCAGTCTTCTTCTTGTATCGCGCTGTAATATCTTCTTGATATCACCCTTAATCATTTCCTTGGCAAAACGTCCATCGCCACGAAGGTCATAGCAGCTACAACTCCACCTAAAATGAACTTTGTCGCGCATCATTTCTTCCTCCGATACTTAGCCATTTCCACATACTTATCACTAAACTCAATATTAGCCTTAACTCTCGCCTTCTCTTCTTCGCTCATATTGGGAGGTAGCTCGAATTGAGCATTGCGTTCGATTGTGAATCGCTGTTGGGACCGGCTGGCGTTAGCGATCATATCCGACATTAGGATATCGTCATGTTTGCCTGACTCTGCATCGGGTCTGCCGTTTTTGTCAATGACGAATGTTAGGCATTCAGAAAGCATGTCGATATGGGTGAAGAGTTCGATGTTGTCGCGGATTAGGACGATTTCATTTGAAATAATCATCGGTCGAGTGTTTGAATCCGTTTTCCAACCGTTTTTGTATTGCTTTTTATGGCCTACTTCGTCAATGACTTCACGCCTATACTGTTTTGGATAGTTGAGCCGTTCCAATTCCTTGACGGGGTAGATATCAAAGTTAATTTCAATACTCAGTAATGCTGTGTTGTAATACTTTCCAAGGCAGTACATTTGGTGCGCGTAGGTATCGGGGTCTATCTTATCGTGGAGGGTTGCCACACGTTTTCCGTTGGAGTTGTCAATGACCGTTGCGCTAAACTTATCAGCCCCATCCCCGGCCGTATCTCCTCCCGCGCAATAAGGATGTCCTGCTTTTGGTTCCTCATAGATGTGGATATAATTACCGAATCCATTGACGAATCTGATTGAATCGTCCTTGATCTTATCTTTGGTTTCGGGATTATTCCACTCGAATAAAAAAGAACCTCGTTTCGGAGGTTTTTCTTTGTACTGCTTTTTTAGTTGTTCCATTCGTAGCATAATCTGTTTGCTATTGAATACCGGTCTGCCTGTCGCTAGGAATGCCTCCGATGGATAAGATGGGCACTCTTGTGACATAATATCCCTATCTCCATTACAATCGTTCTCAAGCGACCACATATACCAGGCTATTTGTTCAACCTTTAGGTTGTAAAGATCATATATTTTCCTCAGATAACAAGGAAGGCAATCGCAATTATTATCATGACTCCTAGAGTCTTCCATGGTCTGCATGATTTCTTTTGCAACTTCATCAGTCACCGGCATTTGGTACTCAGAGCTATCAAACCAAGCGAAAAACATGGGAACCCATTGACTCTTCCCTGCCTCGGCCTTATCCCAAAGGTCCTTAAAGTCGTTCATCCCGTTGGCAGTTGATTCAATCGCGACAATTGTTCCTACCTTTTTGGGAACAGATTTAAGGATACCTGTTAAACTCTTTTTGGGATTGCCAGAATAAAAGGCGAATTCGGAAAGGTGAACATAGTAATGAGTATCAGAACGACCGATGCCTTCACTACCTGCTGTCTGAACCTTGATTCTGCTATTAAGACCTTCCTGCTTGCCTTTGTAATGAGGCGGTCTATCAAATATAAGCTCTCTTGCGTTAGATGCCTGTTGAAGTGGCTTTACATTATCTGGTAAATTTTTGTTCATGAATTTAGCCTTTTCGAAAATCGCATTCGTGCTATCATCACGATGGGCGACTACAAGGGCTATTCTGTTTTTGTGCTTAATGATTCTGCATATAAATTTACCCTGAATATATGTTGAACCACCAACCTGTCTAGCCTTCAATATGATAAGCCGTGCAGGAATCCCCTGGGCCTCCAACTCTTTTATCTTATCATCAATCTTCTTTTGGATTTCATTAAGTACGAGTGGTACTGTGTCGCCATCCTTATTAACGATCTTCACGTAATACTTTAACCAATACTCATCATCCCTCCTAGCCGCCTCCTGCTTTAATTGCTCATAATAGGCAGCCAATTGGGCTTGAGTCATTTTCTTCTGCTTAGGTTGCTCTTCTGCTTTTGGCTTTTCTACCTTTGGCTTGGCAGCAGCTTTTTTCGGTTCCTTTTTAACTTTTTGCTCTGCCATAGGTTTCACTCCTTATCACCAACCAACTTTCGATTCAGGGCTTTGGCTCTCTACCACAATCTTCTCATCCCTGCATCGACCTAAATCATAGTTCCACCGCTTGCAGGTTGCACAATTCACCCTGATATTAGGTTCTATTTCGATAAAGCATTTGCACGCTCTATTTTCTCCCATAGGTTGTCCTCCTGTGGATTAGGCCATTATTGGTCTGCTAAGGTAATAGTTCGTCAACCTTCGAGCAGCCATTTCATTGCCCATTGATTTTAAAGTTCTTAATCCGATTAACTCAGTTTCGCTCAGTTCAATTCTCTTTTGCTCTTCGTAAACATCGTTCATCCACGAATGAACATAATCCATATTAACGGGCTCGGCGTAACACATTCATTGTCACTCCACTCTTAGTCATCATTGTTTGGTGCAAATATCTTTGGATTATCAACTACAACCTGATATAATATCGCCCCAAGTCTTTCAACCATCTTCTCATCCTGCTCTTCTTGTATGTCGTACAGGCAGTTATGAATCAGTTCATGGAGCAACGCTTCCTCTTGTCTACTTTTAGGGTAATTTGAGTTAAGCCAGATAATATTTTTCCCTAATTGAGTCCTGCCTATTGTGTCATCGGCTATAGACTCGTTATTATTGGTGATCTCCACAGTTAGATAATGACCACCTATTTTTACTGTTTCAGGAATATTTAACATCGTTTTACCGCCTTGTCTTAAACTATCTATTAAACGTTAATTATAACGTTTAGGGTTATATTTAAAGGTAAGTTGCATGTCTACAACGTAAGACGAGCTTTTTTCGCTGAAATCATGGGGTTTTGGGTTTAGAAGAAGGAGTTAATGAGGGGAAGAATTAAATCAATTTACCTTACTGTTAGCACCTTGTTCTTCGAGGTTCCTTTTTTCCTCTAGGTCCAAAAATTTCTCAATGATTGCCGGTGGTAAGTGAGCATTTAACTCATCTTGGAAAAGTAAAAATAAATTCAAATTCAAATAAGTTCCAGAAAAAAAGTATATTGGGTTAAAAAAATACAGAACATGCTTTTTGTTCTGCTCAGTAGGGTCAACCTGTGGTTTTATTATCTTATTATCAAGCATCTTCTTGAGTAATGACCTGCCCTGTCTATCCTTCAGCCCAAACACTTTAATTATGTCTGATTGGGTGTATTCCTTAATGTAGTTTCCGACTCTCCTACCTAGCATATTTGAATTTCCGTAAATCAGCCTAGATAGCCTTAGTATTTTACCTAACTCTGAATCGCTAAATTCTTTAGGCAGGTCAATGTCTAAGTAATTCTTAATACTTCGACTCTTATACTTAAAGTTGTACCCTTTTACTGGGTCAAACGGATTATACATATTTCTAATTTTAGTACCTAATATCTCTCCATTCTCCTCACGGAATGTAGTGATTTTTTGTTTAATAGTCATAAAAACACTCCCTTTTGGCATGTCACCAAATTGCCAAAACATGAATTGACCATGTAATCAAATTGCCAAGTCAAATTAAGCCTAATCCATTGTGCCACAAGGCTTTCAGGGTTTTGGCTTGGAAAACACGTATATAGGTATTACTTACGTGTCTGTTTCCGAGCTTTTCAGGGTAAACCCTTCAAGCCTTCAACAGGGGAACGATTACCATAGGCAAGTTTCTGTAAAAAAATTATAAAATATTTTTGGGAATCAGTTTACCTTCCTTAGAATGAATTCATCTGCATTGCCTAATGTTTTTTCTATGGTGTGATTACTTAAGCTAAAACTAATGTGAAGAAGGTTTGGCTTAGAGAGTTTGTTATTGGTGACATAGCAAGCACCTTCTTTGCTGTATCGCTCTAAGTCTGATGGTGTTATGTAAAAATGGATGTCCATATTTTAATCTCCTTTAAAAAATATTTTGTAGTTGTTAGGAGGTATATACATAGGTACGAGCGACACCCGAAGATGCCCTCCCCCCCTACTTTTTTCTAAACAACCACCACCTGGTACTACAACCACCATACCACCATACCCCCACCCTACCCCCAGCAGCACTACTACTTTTTTGCGCTCTCTCTACTAAGAATGATTTATTTTATTTTGTGAGGCTAAGGGGTACAAGCTACCTTACAGTCCACCACCAAGGGCAGCAAAGCACATGTGCCAACTCTCTATGTCATATCTATCCTGTTCGGCATCATACATACTATCATCCTGTTCCTTATCGTCTGAACGTATTACCTCGTATTCTCCGCGTTCTTCTTCCTTGATTGATGCCCTCATCTTTCTGGTGATCTTATATTCAATCCAATTAGGCTCAACTAATAATAAGTCCATTTCTTCCTTCTTATGATTAAACTGATGGTTATAGGGTGGATTATTGACCCCTATTAGGTATATTTCGTATATCCTCATCGTGGCATCGGTTCCGAACTTGGCATACTCTATCCTATTTGTGTCCATGTAGCACTTCCTAGGCAAGTGGCCCTGTTTTGAGAAGTGACCGCTTTCCATTCGTTTATTAATATCATTAGTTCTTCCGATGTACACAATCTCATTTTTATTGTCAATGAACTTATAAACGTAATAAATAAACCATCAACACCTTACTATTTTTCGGCATAATAAAAACACCCCAAGCGAATGAGGTGTTAACTTTATTTATGCGAATGTGACACAATGG